TTCGGCCCTCACACATATCCCACAATGTGTCGTTCATTATATGATCCTGCTTCTCATTCAGTACCTTCTCCGCCTCGTGCATGGCGTTGAGGTCGAACGGGTAGTTCGGGACATCGACACACACATCGAATTCGCTTGGTGTGCCTTTATGTCGTGTCGTAACTCCCCACACCCTTCCGGAACCTGCATCCACATTCTTCCACCCACACGCTTCTGCGATGGCTATTCGTTGCGCTTCTGGTGTCACGGCTTGGCCTCTTTAAATTCCATGTATATTCCCCACGCATCATCAAGCTTATCGGTAACAGCTTCCAATGTTTCCTCCAGTTGCTTGATGCGCTTCTCCAACCCACGAATTTCATCTCTGGCAATTATTAGCGTGTCTCTCACCGCATCGTGTTGATTCTGATTCATAATCTCTGGGTTAAACAAGCCTCCAACAGATAGATATTCCTCAATCAGGTCGGATGCTTTACTCACGGCTTGACCTCCTTTGCTTTAATCCAGTTTGATTGCTCCGTAAGTTTTCGAGCAGCGGCTTCAGTCGAGTCCCAGCGTGATGGATTTGAGTTTTCGAATAGCGCATCCCCCGCCTCCTCCAACCGCTTGATGCGGTCGTTTGCTGCGTTGAGTTCACGTTCGAGCCTCCTGCACAGCATACCGAGGTCGCCTACGTTGTGAGCGGTGCTGTCCGAGATGGGGGTTTCGTTGATCATTTTCGTGGGGTCAGGAATATGATCGTTCATTTGGATTCCTCCATCACTCCACACGGGAGCCATGTTTTGCCACCATCGATTGAATGTTCGTATTTTTCACACCAATCCTTTCTGTTCTCTTCGCTAGATGTGCGGTCGATCAACCAACGTGTTTTGGGGTATTCACAATTCCTCGCCTGCATTCCCAGCGGAACCTCATCCGCAGTCCATGGGCGGAGGACATAGGTGGGTTTGATGCGGTACTTTGTGTCGTCCCAGCCCCACCGAGGGAAATATACTGGTTCCCATTTTCCAACAGGACCCAAGACCTCTAGGTCCTTACCATCCACAAATGCCTGCATCACGCGGATGCATTCTTTAGTTTCTTCGATGTTCATTTCGATTCCTTCACTTGTTGCATCTGAACAAAGTCCAGTCGGTTCTCCTCGTTGATTGCGATACCCCAGCCGTTGCGACGGCAGGACAGTTCGATTGCGCTTAAGACTTCGTTCATAACTGCGTCGGGCAGATAAATGGACAGCAGTCCTTTAAATGTGAGTCGATACTGCTCTTTGTCTTCTTTGATTGGTTTGACCATAGATACGTTTTTTAATTCTTAGGTTTTAGTTTTGAGCGTTATCTCGGAATGCGCTCCCCTCCGTGATGCGGTTCAGAACGGCTTCGGATCAAGCTCGTCGCCATCGACTTCGGCAATCGGAACCTCGCGCATGTTCTTGATGCGGAGCGTCTTCTTCGTCTCGCCGTTGACCATATACTCCTCAAAGCGAGCGGTGATGAGCAGCTCCAAGCCGGTCATCGACTTAAGGAACGCCGCGTAGCTGCCCTTGACGCCAAGGAAGTCGTACTCGGTTCCATCAGGAACATTGTGCTTCGTCGCTGCGACCAACTGATTGACACGAAACCAGACATTCTCCTGATTGATGAAGCGGTCAGTGATGCTCGCACCATCTTCAGTCTTAAACGTAACCTTACAGACCTCGCGGCCTTTGGCGTCTAAGGTTTCCTCGACCTTGGCTATGGTGACGGTGTAATCGCCTTCGGCGTTGATGTAGCTGCCTCCGGCATCCTTGCGGTTTACTGTGAACATAATTTATTCGGTGGTTAGTTTTCGGATTTATTCAGCACCCACTTAGGGCATGAAAGGGTTTGTGTAGCGGTTGGATAGGCTGGCCAACTGTCCAGTGCGCGGCATTCGTGCAGCGTCGAGATTGCTTTGCGTCGCAGATTCGCACCAGCCTGAAGCCATTCGGCATCCAACTTGTAGATTGCGACAGCGTACGGAGCCTTACGCTCGACCGCTACGAAGATGAAGCTATCAGCGCCAGTCATCTCCAGATAGTGCGCGGCCTGAATGTGATAGCCGAACGATGCGATGGTTCGAAGGAACGCTTCGGGCGATGCGTCGTCGGTCGTTTTGATGTCAACGAGCGTATGACCCTCGATCCACAGATCGGGACGTGCCTTAAGGGCGATGCCGGTTTCCTCGTCTTGAGCGAAGACACTCGCCTCGATCTTGTGCGGCAGATGAATGATGTCCCAGAAGGGATGGCGACGGACACTGTTGGCCACACCTTGCACGTCGATATCTTCAGCGTGAGTCAGGTGGATGCGCGACTTGTGCTGCTCCTTCCACGCTTTGCCTTCTTTCGTACGTCCGTCGATATCCGGCGGAACGACAGCGACGACTTGCGAGTAGAGTTGCGGTTCAAGGACAGCGGTATGAATCGCCGTACCCATCTGCATGCTCTTCGTAGGCTCCTGATGCTCCTCAAGTGCGGCCCGATAATGCGCCGGGGACTTGAGGATCTTCGACATCATGCTCTTCGAGAGAGCATCAACGGCGTGATACTGAGCCGCTGGCATGTCGAGGTTGACGTGTTGGTTGAGAATGCTCATTCGGTGGGCGGGTTCGCGAACGCTTTAGCTTTGGAGATGAAACCGTCGGCATCGGCGACGATCATATTGGCCACCTTGGTGGATACATCGCGGAAGTTCTGGCCTTCCTTGATGAGGTTCTTGCTGATGAGGAACGCGTTGGCGATATCAGAATGTGGCTCAAGGATCTGCTCCAACTTCTCAACGAGCGAGAATGCCGGTTCCGGTGTCACATTGACCGTCTGGCGCGTCGTAGCGGTGATGGTGGGTGTTGACGGCGCAGAGGAGAAGTCGGCTACTTCCTCGGGCGTGTAACGACCTTGCGTGATTCGCGGATCGAGCATTCGCGTTGCCTTGCTGATGACTCGCGCTCGCAGCATCTCTGCCGGGAATTTCGCCCAGCCACTGCCAGCTTTCGCGGGGATTAGACCGGCAATCTTCGCATCCTCTGCGGTGAATGAGACGCGGACCTTCTTCACGCCTTTCGAGAAGTCGGCGATGGCGGCGACTGAGTCGAACTGAATCCAATCGATATCCCAACCGGCGGTCATCAAACCAGAGAGCATCGATTCGCTCTTCATGGTGATGTTGCCGTTGATCAAGTGGTTTTCTCTTTTCCAGCTCAGCGGAGTCATCCGGCTGGCGATGCACTCCAAAGCTAGGACATAGCCCTGCTCAGGTTTGACGCATCCGAACATGCCGGAATGTGCGATCCAGTCGCCCATCGTCTTAACCGCGTCCATCGGACTGTCGATGCGGTCGTAGAAGTCAGGACTGGACGGTTGCGTTGTCGCTAATTGGTTGCTGCTCATTTGTATTCTCTTGTTTCTTTGTTTTTCTTGCGTATGGGTTCACTGCTCCGGTTGTCGCTCGACTCGTTAGAATCGCGGCGATGTCGGACTCGGTGAACAAGATTCGTCGGCCAATTCTCCTATGCTGGACGCCATCATGGCGCACGATTCGCCGGAGCGTTTCGGTGCATATCTGGAGCATCTTTGCTGTGTCTTTGGCGGTAAAAACTTTCACTTGATAGAAATCGACAGCGTTCGGGTGTTAACTTGGGGAACCAATGCGTAAACCCGTAAGAGCATCTCGCTCCTCTCTATGCCCGAACGCTGAAAAGGGGCTGCAATCAGGTGTTCAGTCACGGGCGAAAATCCACTAACACCCTGTCGCGAGTTCCCTTCGCGCTCTAAGTCTGATTGCAGAAAATTGGTCATTGTTGCGGACGTAGCTTTGCAGTTGTCTCAAGTCGTTGCAAGAGGATATTGAAAAACTTTTCGACCGAGGCGTTCTTCGATCCTCTGAAGGTAGGCCACTTGCTCCGGCGTTCCGTTCTGGCCGCTGCCGTTGAGGAACGTGATACGCTGATCCATCAGGTGATCCTTGCGCCGCTGCCATTCCTTGTCTGACTCGCCATCGTGGCGGTAGATCGTGTACGGGCCATGATGGAGTTCCAAAGTGTACTGCTCAGCGTTCGGATTGACGGGCGTTTTCTCTGGCTTCGGGCCAAAGCCTTCCCATGCGCTATCGTCGCTGTCGCCACCGGATTCCAATTGCTCCATGATTTTATTGTTCGAAGCCTCAATTTCATTGAGACGCTTCGATATCTTCTCAAGAAATTTTGCGAGCTTGTCGAATTTTTCGGCGGTAACGAATTGCTGGTTTGTTTCCATAGTTGTCAGGGTTTACAGGTTTCCGAAAATTTCCTTCAGGTCTGCGGCCAGATCATCAGCCGAAGAGGTTTCTGGATCGGCTGAAGCTGGCTGGTTTTCCTTCTGCTTTCTTTTACGCTGCTTCCCCTTGCGAAGAGCATTGATGGCCTTCCAAAGTTGGGCGATTTCGCGACGCAGGTCCGAGAACTTGCGCGACTCAAGATCCTTCTGAGCCTCCTCATCGGACGGCTTCCAATCGCATCCATGCCAGACTCGATGGGTTCGATCAAAAACCAAGACCTGACTCTTGACGTTCCGCATCGAGCCAAACGCCCGATTAGCCTCGACCAATCCACCGCCAATCGTCTCGACAATGTAGGCCAACAACTCGGACTTCTCCGAATTCAGATTGTGCCTCTTCGGCGGCATTTCTCGGAACGTGGACCGAAGCGTGGAGCCATTTGATAAGTAACTCATGGTGGAAAACAGATAAGTCTCTTTTGTCGTCTAGTCAACGTAAATCTACCAATGGCTCCTTCTAAGTTACCCTTGGTCTACCTAGCTCATCTAAAGATAAGCCTCCCCTTTCTAAAAAAGGGGAGAGGCTTATTCCGAAAACGGAATGCTTGCGCTCCGCCTTTGGGGGCGGTGCCGCTTCCGTTTCGGAAAAGGATATGTGAAGTGTTATTGTCGCTTTGTCGGTCATGTAGGGTAGCGGGAATGCCTCGCAATCGATCAGAAATGCCCCGTAGAGCGTTCGTAAGCTGTTTTGCGGCTCTACGGACGGTTTCGCATGTGTCCGCGCTAGAATCGAATCGATGAAATGGCATGGTGCGAATGAGGTTATTTGGCCTACTTTTTATCCGGCGAAAAGTTATCAGGATTGGATTCGCTCGACGACCGGATACACATCGTAGTCCTCGCTGAGTTCGACCGGGACAACCCGAATCCGCCCTTGCGTGTACTCGCCGGGATTCAATTCACGCGCCGCTTTCTCCGCATCCTTGCGCGATGCGAATTCGACCGTCTGGTAGCTGACGACCTTCTCCTTCATATCGGACCAGCCAATCGCGCCGCTGAGCTGGACCTTGTAGAGCGGTTTCGCGAACAAGTTGCGACTCATGGGTAGAGTCCTCCGGTGCGGATGAGGCTGATGATCGTCTCCGAATCATCGATGAGTTGCTGCCGTCGTTTCTCGCCCTCGCCGGTCGTGTCGAGCGACTTATACATCCTGACGTAGAAAAGCGCGTCCTGAAGGCAGGTGAGCGCGGCGGCGACGTGCGCGAGACGGGTTGATGCCGATGCGATGAAAGGATTCTGAAAATCATCGGCCATCAGTTCGAGTTGTTTGGCCAACTCATCGAGCGGGATGTTTCGGTTTATCATAGCGTCTCCAGATCAGGTGTACCGGGGCAGAGCTTGTCGCCGTCCTCGCGTTCGATGATGAGTTCAAGGATTTGCGTGCCATCCTTCGCGATGAGCGAGCAGATATGTTTGTTGTCGTCGTAAATCGAGAGCGCTTTCGCTCCGTTTTCGGCTTCCTCGCCAGTGAGGATGGCGTTGAACAGGTCCACGATGGTCTGGGCGTTGGCTTTGCTTTGGATGGTTAGTTTCATTTTGTTGGGAAAGTCTGGAGTTTATTTCGAGTCGCAACCTGAGTTCGACGCTCTAATTCGCGCATGACACGACGACCATAGGCTCGCGAGGAGGACCGCTTGAGGGCTTTTGGCCCACTTTGCCAGATGCGCGCCAGCGATTCATCGCTGAGATTGCGTCCGTAATGGCTTAGGTATGCGTTGGCGATGAACGTCGCGACGGCGCGGTTGGTGACTTGGGCGTGCGCGTAATGCGTCCCCATGATGCGGTTAACGTCGCGGACAAGAATCGGCTTAATCTGGAGCGCGCCAAGTTCGCCGTGACGGCCACGGGCAAGATCATTTCCGTTCGATTCGATCTGGATGAGCGCGGATAGGAGCAATGGATGCATGATTTTATTCTCGTTTACGCGTTGAACGGATGCGCGCACCCCCGATTTACAGGATAAACGGAGCGGCTCAAAGTCCTTTCGCCTTGGCGATTACCTCGCGAGCGTAGTCTAAGTCCTCGTCGTCGGCCATAGGGTGCGCGAGGCGTTCCAGCGCGGCGAGAAGATCGGGGGCGGATGCGATTAAATGGGCGGCGGCAGGGTCGAAAGTCTTCGCGTAATGGTTGCCCTGATTCGTGATGATGACGAAAAAGTCGTCAGCTTGCGTGATTTTGAGCGGGAAAGGGCCGGGGGTGTGGTTCACAGATTGCCTTTCGCTTTGGAGATTGCTGCTCGCGCTGCGATGACTTCACTGTCTTTCTCAGCACTCCACGAAGGCGGATAATCGGACTGGATTAGTTCGACATAGGCTTTCGTCACGGCTTCAAGCGCGGATAACAAGTCAGGCGCGGAGGCGATTAAATGGGCGTTGGCAAGCGGTTCGTCCATGTGAGGCGCGAAGGCGCGGACATTAATCGTCGCGAGCGTCAAAGAGCCGTGCGTGTGGTTTAGAGACGATTCTGAGCCGTCGATGATGCTCAGTTTTGAGTGAATCGAATCGAATTTGTCGGGCTGATAATCGACAAGCCAAGGGCCGGGGGTATGGGATTTCATTGGTTCAGGCTTTGACGGTGAATGATTCTGCGAACCGCTCGCCTTCCTTGCGTCCTGATTCGGAGCCGCCTAGAACGACAGCCTCGCACGCGGAATCCGATAGCTGGCGCGCATAGGCGTTCCAGTGTTCGCGTGCGTCGCAATAGGGGATGCCGCAATCGCGGTTCAGGATATGCGCGAAGGATGAATAAAAGTCGGCGCGAACGGATTCGACCGCATCTTCCATGTCGATAGCGCGGAGAAGATCCGCGTCCATGCGGGATAATTCCATGCGCGGGAGGAGGATTTCGACGGCAAAGTCGCGTGCGTCCGCCCAGACGGAGCTGTAAGCGTTCGTTTTGAGCCACAGGGAGCCGTCCTGAAATAGATGGTAAACGGAATCGTCACCGCCAGTGCCGGCGCGGAAAGAGTCTGCAATATCGTCGGCGAAAGGCGCGAGAGTTTCGATGAGGTCTTGATCCTCGTCCGATAGAAACGAGTCCATGCGGTAATGCTGGCGCACATAGGCAAGCGCGGCCTGAGGTAGGTTGTCCGCGTGGAACGATAGCAGGATCGTCTCGCGTGCGATGATGCGTTCGATGATGGGGAGCAATTTTGGATTCATGATTCGGATTATTTGAGGAGGACTTGTGGCCTACCCTTTCGCCCTACTCTTTCGAATGGGGCGCGTAGGATAGGTCGAAAATCAGATCATTGCGCCTTCGGTCGATTGCATTTCAAGCGCGTCAATGGCTGCGCGCATAAGATCTTCCACATAGCAGTTTTCCGCCGGGTCGAGCGGGTTGGAATAAACGCACATACCAATGCAATCGGCATGATGCCAGTCGCCATCTGCGAAATAATAGGATTGGACGAACCAACAACCTACGCGATTAATCAGGTCGATCATTTCCTGTCGTTCCTGATCGGAATCCGATTCTCCAAATACGTCGAAATATGATTCCGTTTCTGGAAATGCGCGGATTGCGACTAGGCCATCAGATTCAAGGGCGCGGAAGGTTTCAATAGTGGTTTTCATTGGATGCGCGGGGATAGATTATCAGTCGAGACTTGACCAGAGGGCGGAGCCGCGAAGGCCGCTATAATGGACTTCGTATCGCGGGGGATTCGTAACGCCTACCTCGCGCCATAGGTCGAGCTGTTGGCGCGCATAAGCGACGGCGTCCGATTCGGTTTTGGACCATTGGACTAGCTGAGGTTTTGAGCCGCTAGAAAGCGATGTTTGCATGACGTAGTATTTCATTGGATGCGCGGGGAATGGGTTAAATGTCGAAGGTAATCAGACGGTAGCCTTTGCGCGGCTCAATCTTGGCTGTCATTCGCTCCTTTCGCGTCGCGTCGCGCATCGCCTGATTCCATTCTACCTTGTCACGGAAAGAGCCGTTTCCGATTTTCACCGAGACATTGCGCGGCATTTCATGCGCGAGAGATTGCGCGCGTTCTAATTGCGCCAGTGGTGAAAGATTAAGAAAGGCCGGGATTGAATCTCCAAAGCCATGCCAGAATTCATCGGACAAATCGCGGAAGATTGCGGTTATTTTCATGGATGCGCGGGGATAAATTAAAATTGCTGAATGACGATTCCGCCGTCGAATGGGACGACTTGCGTGCGGTCCTGAAGCCATTCCAAAGCCTCGGATTCAGATTCGAAACTCTGGCCGTATTCTTTGGATGCGGAGATTGCGGAGGGGTGTTCCGCGAATTCACAGCAGATGCCGATAGGATCGAGTTCCAACTCAAAACAAGTTGACTTTTCGTAGTCTTCCAAATGCGCGAATAACGCACGGCGTGCGGGGACGGTGAATTGTGTTTCGCGGCCACATAGGCGAAACGCTTCGATGAATTGGAATTCTGTGACGATTATTTTCATGGGATTGGATTTATTGAATCGGGAATCGGGATGATTCACCGCTGCAATCCACTCTTTCGAATGGACTGGCGCGGGGAGTCAAAGCGAACCGTTCGATTCGGCAATGTCGCCCCATGAGGCGATTCGATAATGTCCATTCATTCGGACGATTGTGGGCGCATAAGTGTCGCCAATGTTCAGGTATTCGACCCAAGTTCCGTTTCTAGTCTGAAAGGCTTCTATGCCGAAAGTTTCCAATAATGCGTCAAGGCAATGAAGGCGTACGTCAGAGGTTGATGGGGCATGATAGCACTCGCGCACTCGCTCATTGCCTGCGGGGAGCGATTCCAATTCGGAGCGGCGCATTCGGAAGATAGCCTTGGCCGCTTTACCTTTGCCGGGGAAAGCCGATTCAATTGCCGTAATGGACGGGGAGCGGAAGCGGGGAGCGGATTTGGTGATTGTATTCATGGGATGGGATGGGATGGGATTTACTTTGCGGAGGGAATGGGCCGGAACTCTAAGCAAGGGCCGGAAACGGAGGCGGAAACGTAATAATCGGACAGATGGAAAGCGGCCCACCGCTCCGAATCGGGAAACGGGAGAATGGCAATGCATTCGTGGGGTTTTCCTTCGTTTCGAATGCGCGGAGTTCTATCTATGCGGAGGCAGAGTTGAGCGAGTGTCTCTTTCATGGGATTTGATTTGATTGAGTTTGAACGCTGAATGCTGGCCTCCGTTTCAGAAAACCAGTGGTTCAGGATTCAGGCTTCGACCGCTTCAAGTCGCTTCATTGCTTGCCAAGTCTTACGGAGTAAATCGAGTTCGCCTAAAGTGTCCAAGTCGCAGTCGATGCCTTCATCCTGAAGGCTGGAACAAATCCCGTCCGTATCGTCGCCTAACATCGAAACGAGAACAAAGTACTTGCTGCGATTTGCTAGACTGAATTCAGCCTGAACCGCACGCCGATAGGCCAGATACTCTGAGGAGAGGCTCGATTGCTTCTCCTTTACTTTCGCCCAATAGGTTTCAACGGAAATACCAGCCTTTAGGCGAAGTACTTTCCATCCTTCGCCGTCATTGCTAAGGACGGTTCCGTTGCTACGGAGGCTGAGAGAATACTTCAGACAGTGGATGCGTTCGAGTTCAGTGCCTTGCTTGCTTAGGGTTGCCATAGTTTTATTTAGTAGGGGATTCAGAATTGTGAGCGGAAGAAAACGAAGAAAAAGGACCAGCCTGCGACGGCGTAAAGGAAGGCTGAGGCTAGGAAGGAGAGGAGTTTTTTAAACGTGGGTTTCATTGCTGCGGACAGACTAGGGGAGAGAGGGGAGAGAGTCAAAGAAAAAAACAAATTAATTTTGAAAGCGGGGCGAAAGGGGCGGAATCATTGGGGAAAACGAGTGAAAAATTTTTGAGACGAGAACCACTGGCGAAGTGAAAAATCGAATTTTTGAGAGTGGAAGAGCGGGGAAAACTCGCCTTGCGAAAGGCTACCTTGGCTTGCAAGGTACTTGGCATGAAAGGGAAGGCATGGGAAAAGGCGAAGGCGCTCTATCTGGCAGGGAAGAGCTGGAAGGCGATTTCAGACGAAACGGGAATAGTCCAGTCAACTCTGCAATCCAAGGCTTCACGGGATGATTGGACGAAGTTCAGGAAGGGAATGAGAGACATAGTTTCTACTAAAGAAACCCAATCTCTAGAAAGCCTCTCCGCTTTGGTCCGTTCGAAACTAGCTGCAGACGCTGCCAGCACGCTTGAACGCGTCGACTCTTATGACCTAGACGGCCTGAAGGACGAGGCAACTCGCGAGACGATACTAAACAGCGTAGCTAAGCGAAGCGCGCTTGTATTCGGCTGGAGCGAAGCTGGAGAAGCGACTTCGGTATCGATTAACCTATTGGGCAGCATGCCGGATCGGTTCGCTGAGGTAGTCGTCCACGGAGACAGCGCCGGCGCTACAGTCCGATAATGCATATTATCATACTATAGGCGGACATTCTATGTCCTAGGGGGAAAAGGATTGTTTTTCCATAGAATGGCACGAAAGTTGACGTAAGACCTGGCACCCCCTTTGCGGGTGGGCTTCGTTTACGATACCCCCCTCAAAAATTTTCCGTCTTTTTGACCATGTTAAGTAAAATTAAAATTGGTCAAGTTATTTCTCTCAATCAAGCTGAGAGGAAGTTGGCCCACTTCGTAGCCAAGAATCGCAACGGCAATAATCGTCATTTCAACACTACGAACTTGAAGGTAAGCGATGCTGACCCTGCGACGGTGGATCTGGAAGGCGTGTGCGGCGAGATAGCCTTCTGTAAGCTATTCAATGTCTATCCCGACATCGACACGGATCGTGAGCCTCCGCACCCGCTCTACGACGCGATTATCCCGCCTATCCCTCCGGGCATTCGCATCGATGTAAAGACGACGAAGTACGAGAATGGAAAGCTGCTGGTCGATGCGCGCAAAGGTTCGAAGACCGATGGCGTGGATTTCTATGCTCTGATGACGGGTCAATTTCCCGGTCCGTATACGTTCAGGGGATTCATCGCGAAGGAGCATATCATCCAGCCGCACAGGATCGGAACGATCATCAAGGGATACAAAAGCTACATTGCCGAGCAGAGCGAACTGACTGATAGTATTCCCAATCAAGACTTATTCTGATTGACGCGTAAGGCACCAGTGTGTCTCAGTCCGGCTATCGACCTTAAGCAAGGCGGAGGCTTGGTCAGCCATCGCAAAACTGTCTAAGCGGCAATGACGCTCCGCATCGGTCAGCGCGTAGGTCCGGTCCGCCATCGTTTGATGGATGGATAGAATGGCCTACCAAATGCAGATAACGTCGGTTTAATTTTTTCTCAATATGGCTTGTCCCAATGTCTTCAACGCCTTCGCCGTAGCGACTGAGTCGCTCGCGCAGGACGTCTATAAACGCGCCTCGTATCGCTCGATGTGGCTCAATATGATTGAGCGCGGAGAGTATCCTCAAGGTACTGGCTTGACCCAGACCTCGTTCACCACCACTTCCATCGAGCCGACTGCGGCTGAGGAGTGGTCGGCTATCACGCTCGCCAGTGGCGAGAACGGTGGCGCTTGCGATGTCACTTACAGCGAGGTTCCGGTCGGCTATAATGCCGTTACTTGGAGTCCTGAGCGTTTCGCCCTCAAAGGTCCGCTCCTGTGTAAGGACGATCTGACCTTCGACCATCGCGTCGAGGCGTTCTTGCGCGTGTACTTGGAGAAGCTCTCGATCCGCGCACAGCGTTCATGGGAAACCCGCTATCAGAACACCTTCGCCAAGTTCGCCATCAAGGCTGTGGCCGACTCGTCCTTCACTCAGGTCGAGACGATTCCCTCTGGCGTGAATGAGTTCCCGTGGATTCAGACCGGATCGGCTGGTCAGGCGCTCAATCAGTCCACCTCTGAGTTGACTCAAGAGATGCTGGATGTCGCGGCTGCTACACTGATCCGTAACGGTGCGACGAATCCTGATAGCTCCGGTTTCATCTCGTACAGCAGCGATGGTCCGGTATTTCCGCTATATATCGGCTTGGAGGCTTCGCAGCGTATCGCTCAGAACAACCCCGCGTTCCGCGATGACTTGCGCTTCGCTGATCAGGGAAGTGGCGCTGGAGCGGAGTTGCTCAAGCGGATCGGTGCGAACCGGGTGATTAAGAACTATCGCCATGTGCCGAATCTGTTTCCGCCCCGCTTCACTTATGCTGGCGGCAAATACACGCTGGTGCAGCCGTTCACCAGTGCGAGCGGAACGAAGGGTACTGTGTTCAGCGTCAATTCGAGCTGGACGACCGCTCCGTACGAGGCTGCGTTCATCGTGACTCCGTATGTATTCAAGAGCCACATCGTGCGGCCCGTCAATCGGGTTGGCGATCTGAGCTGGATGCCGACCAACTACATGGGCGAGTGGCAGTGGGTGACTGGTGCCTACAAGCTCGATGTGGATTGCGCCGATCCGCTGGAGAAGAAGGGTCAGCATTATGCTGAGTTCGTTCACGCAAGTGAGCCTATATTCACCAACCAAGGAATGACCATCATCTTCCGACGTTGCACAGGCAGTTTAACCCAGATCATCTGCTCGTAATCGATCAGAGGTTCATACGAAAGATCCGCAGGCGTGAAAATGCTTGCGGGTTTTTCTTTTTGGGACATCGTTGCCTCGGTTGAATCAATAGGTTGAATGTCTTGTAAATCGCCTCACAACGAGGCACCCCGTCACTGGCCCGAAAAGTTAGTGGCGGGTTTTTTATTGCCCGTTATCGCTTAGACATTGACATCCCAATGGGTCGCGTAATGCTCCCCGTATGCCGTCATTTACGATTCCAAAAGGCGTAGAAATCCCCGAGAACCTTGCGGAGGGCGAAGCGTTCCAGACTATGGCGACTATCGTTCTTGGCAAGGGCGGTAAGGCGGAGGTCATCGAGATTGATGGTGTGGCCATTCCCGGATACGAGAAGAAATCCAAGGGCAAGAAGCTGGCCGAGCGCGGTGAGGAGGAGGAGATGGAGGAGGAGGGCGAGGCTCCCGGCGGCGGCGGTTTTATCGCCGAGGTGATGCAGCGCGGCGCTGGTCCGATGGCACGATAACCGATTTTTCAATAGAACGATATGCCAAACATCACATGCGACGAGGCGGCAACGCTCATCAACGAGGCGGCGTCGCTGGGATGTCGCTCACCGTGGGAGGTTGAGTTGGCCAAGCTGGCGCTGGAGAACCGCATTGCGACGTATCTTCAGGGCGGCGGTGCGACACGCGGTGCGTATCGGTCCGTGACGACCAGCGGCAGCGTGGTGAGCGGCGATTACTTCTTGGTCTGCGATGCGACGGCTGGCGCGATTACGCTGACATTGCCCCCGGCGGCGTTGGTTGCTGGTCGTATCTACGTTTTCAAGCGCATCAATGCTGGCGCGAATACGGTGACGGTTGATGCGTACGCGTCCGAGACGATTGACGGAGCGGCCACACATGTGCTGTCCCCGCAATGGAATTCGATTACCATCATTTCGAACGGTACGGCTTGGTTCATCACTTCGCATCCGTTCTAAAATATCATGGCAAACATTTCTTGCGCCGATGCGGCCACACTAATTGCGGAGGCTCAGGGAGCTTCGTGCATGAGTCCGCGTGAACG